GAGTTGGTGTTGATACAATCTTCTTTATATCTCCTCTAGTAGCAAAAGCAGTGGAACCTAAACCAACAACAGTACCCACACCTATAGACTCATGAGGATTAAAATATACTATATCATTGACTCTTGAATCAAAATAATCTGTTTTTACATCTATATCAAAGTAACTTGGTATTAGAGAAAGTTTACTCGATGCAGTATGTACTCCAGTAGTAACTCCTCTTCTAACTCTTAAGATATTATTTTCATCAAAGGTGTTTAAGACTAATAATTTTTCAGTTCCTATTCCAATACTACTCCCAACTGAAATAAAATTAGGTATTTTACTAACATAAATGTCAGTTACTATACCCGTAGTAGATGGAATTGGTATATCCTTATATACAATTGTACTTACGGTTGTTATCCCAATAACTTGAGAACCTGCTAAGTTTTTAATACCAGTTGTACTTAATCCAGATATAACTACATTATCATTATTATTCAAAGATGGTGCAGTTGAAATATATGCAGATACTGTATTTGGATTTGTATATACAAAGACTACATTTTCAAAAGTATTGACTGTTGTATCAATTGATGTAATTTCTTTTCCACTTATACTGTTAACAGATACACTTAAACCACCACCATTTGTATTTGTATTGTCAAATATAGCTGCATCATCTACCTCATAATTATCACCAGCATTAATAATATCAACAGAACTAATAGATCCTGAAGTTGTATTTTCAACTAAGGCTGATTGTGTAGTAATTTCATTAGATTCTATAATAAAATCATTATCTGCATATGCATCAGAAACTTTATAGGGATAACTATTTCTTATTAAATCTGAATTAGCAAAATCAAAAGTGTTCTGATTAATATTAAAATTTTCAGTAATAGGATTAGATCTATATGAATTTCCTATAAAGTAAGGAAACTTTGGTAGTAAAGAATTGGTGGTAATACCAACAAAATATGCGTATATCCCATTTGGATATTCAGGAGTTCTACAATATCTTCCATTATATTCATCCAAATCACCCGAATTATCAAATTTAAAGTCATCTATGAAGAATCCATTACTGAATCCAAGAGGTCTATTGACTATATTTGATGTATCAAGAGTATAACCTGTTTTTAAAATTCTAACTGGAGAGTTTATATCATCAAAATTACCAAAACCATATGGACCGTAAATTGGATTACCATCATAAGCCCATCCTATTATTGGAGAATGTTGTGAACCTGTATCCCCAAAGGTATCATTTCCTATTTGTGTTGAATAACCAACTATTGAATATTCAAGTTTATTATTAGTTTCTATTAAAGCTTCGTCACCATACCTTACAAAAGAGTTAACAGTTAATCCTCTAGTTCTTGCTTCTAATTTTGCACCACTACCAGGAGGAATAATTTTAATATCAACATTATCTTGTTGATATTGTAAACCACCATCAACCACAATTACATCTGTTATTTGACCACCAGTTACAACTGCTCTTAATTTTGCACCTAAACCAGTGCCTATACCAACCACCTCTAAATCGGGTGCAGAGGTGTACTCTTGACCTTTTGTTTGTATTTCTACATATGAAATATTCCCGTTCGTTACAATGGGTTTTAATTGTGCATTCTTACCTGATTTGACATCTATAGTAATAGATTTTTCAAGATTTAATATATCTGATCCATAATTAGTACCTTTTTCATATAATAAAACATCTGTTATTTCCCCTCTTACAACAGGTGTGGCAGTGATTACTCCTACACTAGTATTAGATAACTCATATTTTAAATTTAATTTAACATCAGGATACTTAAATACTTGGAATCCTGTTCCATGATCTGGGAATTTAATATAATCATTTCTTTCATATTCTGATGTAATTGTTCCTCCAAGACCAGCACTTGCAATTCTAAATGAATCATCATTAATCTTAATAACCTGATAAAAATTAGAAGTAGTTGTAATACCTGTATAGGTTGTCAATCCTGAAATTGTAGTTGGTATTGTAGATCCAACTCCAACAGCGGTAGAGTAAACAATTTTATCACCTTGTTTAAATCCATGATTATCAAAATGGATTGTATTAGTAACTGTGTTTATACCTATTGGTTTTACAAAAACTTGTCTATTTTCATATCCACTTCCACTATTAATAACTCTAATATCCTTTAAATTATTTTTTCCTTCTAAGAGTTTGAATTTGTGAATACCAATTTTATTAGTTGTAGTAAAACCAACAGTATTAATACCAGCACTATAATCTCCTAAAGTCTGATATAATTTGATTGTAGTTGGATTTATTACAGATGGATAGTAAGTAGCTGTATTGATTAAAGTAGTTGTTCCAACACCTACAGCAGATGTTCCAGCATCATTACCTACAGTTCCAATACCAAGTGGTGGGTTGTTATTTCTATCATAGACCAAAGCCTGTCCACTCTCAATATTATGATTAGTGCTAAAAGTGAGTGTTTCATTAATATTATCAATTCCACCAGATTCAGATACCAATCTAGCATCAAAAGATATTTCTCTATTTCTCTCTTGAAGAATAGGTTCTAATATTACACCTGATCCATTACCACCCTCAATAGTCGTTGATATTACTCTTTTTATATCAAAATCTTGAGGATCAACTAATACGTCAGATATACTTCCTGTTACAACTGGTCTAATCAATGCATTAGTACTTCCAGCACCTGGTCCTGTTAGTGTTATATTTGGTGGATTTAAAACATCATAATTCTTACCCCCATTCAATAAACTTATACTTTCAAGAGGACCATAGAATATTTTGTCATTTGATTTATAATTTGTTATTTCAACACCATTAACAAGCATACCAGTTGTTCCAGGTGTTGTTGAAACTATTGATGAATTTGTTAAACTTGGGTTTAATGGGAACTTTTTAAATAACTTTTGTGGTGCTATCTCTTGTTCTTTAATACCAACTAATGAAAAAGTGTGAGTACCTGATCCAGTTGGTAGTGCCTCAAATTCTACAAAATCTTGTATTGGAATAAATGATCTTGATTTATATAATCTAATTTGGTTAGTACTAGATAAAACCTCTACGAAATATGCTGATTCTGGTAATCCAGGCAATATATCTCCTTGTGCTGTATAAAATATTTCATCACCAGTAATAAATGGCACTGGATTTTGAAATGATATAATACTGTATTTCAATGTATTGGCATTATAACCAGATTGGGGTAATTCAATCCCTGCTTGTGCATCTGGCAATACAGATTTTGGTAGAGCAGCAGTTATTTGATAAGAAGGTAATGAGTTAGATGCTACATAAAAATTATCATTAGATTCATTATAAACATTAGTTACATCAGTTGTTAGAATACTATTTCCAAATTCTATGGGTGTAATAGTACTTGTAGATCTATTAATAACTCTTCTTAAATCATATTCTCTATTTGGATCAGGTAACTGTGTAATTCCTGGTTGATTTGTTAAATTATTTACAGAAATTGTTCCTGTTGGTTGATCAATATTACCAACTGTACCAGTTGCAACTACTTCTTCCTCATTTCTAAAAAGTATTTCAACATTATCACCAATTTTTATGCTAGATTTATCAATATCTCTAGTAAATAAAACAAAGTTTGCACCAGATATACTTTCTACCTTAAATCTAGAAGATGTATTATAAATCCATGAATTTGCAAAAATTTGTTTTTTTGTTTTATCATTTTCTGGGTTTAATATTTTTTCACCTACATTTCTTACACTTATTTTTTCACCTTGATTTAAGAGACTAATATCTGATGTTGGAACAAATTTTGAGAGAACACCAGTTAACCTTAGTTCTACTTTCTTAGTTAAATCACCACCTTCATATCCATAATAAAACTCATCAGATCTAATATCATCAGTGCTTGATATATTACTTACGATATTCTCACAACCAAAGAACTGATTAACAGATTTATCATTATAGTAGATATTTGTACTAATTCCAGAAACTAAAATACCAGTTTGACCAAAACCAACAGTAGAATCAACTGTTATTACTGTAGATCCTATTGATACATTACCAATTACCTTTGTTTTACCAGATACATTAAAAGTTCCTTCAATTAAATCAACTTCATTAAAACCAACAAATAAACCAATTTTATAATATACCTTTCCATCTCTTGTTAATGGTTCAACTTCAGAAATTGCAGCCCTTGTTTGACTGTCAGTAGATTTTACTATAGTCTGACCAATTAAATTTATTGGATTACCTGAAATAACTTCTGCTAAAACTATTTCTCTTCTAATAAACTCTGCACTAGAGGGTTTAATTAAATATCTTTCTAAATCTACAATTATAGGTGTTTCGTTATATAAAACGTTAAATAAAATTCTAAATGATTCTTCTGTACCCTTTGATTGATATAATGACTTTGAATTTTTAATAAAATTACTTACATCTAGATTATCAACAAAAGTTGAATTTTCTAAACCAGGTGTGAGTTGTTTTTTTGTCTTTTTATAGAATTCCTTTAAAAATAAAGCACTTAAGTTAATAACAGTATCATCATTATCATGATTAGTTGCTGATGAATCTGAAAAAACTAGTTCATTTGGTTCATTTTCAGCGTGATATGTTGTTATACCACTAAAACCACGAATACATCCTGTAAAACTATTTGTAGTAATACCAGTATATGTAATTATTTCATTTTCAATTTTAAATAGACCATATTCATTAGGAAAACCTTTGGTAGTAAGTACATTTACAGTAGTATCACTTATACTAATGTCACTTGTTAGTTTAGTCTCACCTACTACAACTTCAGGTGTTAAATTGTCTAATTTTATATACTGATCTAAATTATCAGTAAGATCCATAGGACCTCCCTGATATTCTTGAGAAATATAATACTGCTTAAGAAAGTCAACTGCTTTTGGACTTTCAGATAATACAAACTCTGGTAATTGATTTTGAATTATCTGTTGGACTTTGACTCTTTTATCAATTCCAGTAGTTATCATACTATCCTCTTACCAATGCTCCATTTGAATAACTTGATGTAACCTTATAACCGACACCTGATATTTGCTCACCAGAGGTAATTGTGTCTTTAACCATATTTATCTCACTATCAGCAACGGAAAAACTAAGATATAAGTCTTTTAATCCTATAATATCATTAGATTCAGGAAATGCCTGAATTTCAACAATACTATTCGGTTTTGTCGTTGATGTTATGTTAATTGACGTTAAAATTACTTCACCATGTATATAATCAACTATTCCAGCAGATGCAACAACTAACCGACTCTCTGTTGACTCAAGATCATTCTTTATAATAGCTATAATACCCTTACCACTACCATCAAGTGTTCCATCACTTTTTTTATTGGGTATATCAGTAAAGTATAAAGTTTCAGTTCTACCTTGAATAGTGAATCCAGTGCTCTTAATGTTACGTCCCTCTGGATTAATATGAAAACTATTACCAAAACACAATTCATATTGAGCAAATTGATTAGTTAATGCTCTCAAGTTTCTACGAACAATAACTCTTGATATGTTTGATGTAATTGCATCATCAATATTATCAATAACATTTAATATTTTACTATATTTAAAACGACCACCAAATTTGTTTAAATCTGTTGATGACCCATATGATAACAGACCATTTGTTATATTTGTCTTTAACTCAGATGCAGTAGATACTTTAGATGGATCATAATACACATATGATTCAAGTTCAACATACAATAATTTAAGATCTAATAATTTTTGATTAATTCCAGCTAGTGTATAACTCTTTAAATTAGATAATATTGATTGTTTATCAAAGTCAGATACAAATTCACCATTTTTAGGTTTAATTGTAATGAATACAGTTCCAAACTCTGGTGGATCTAATTCTTCACCACCTACTACTGAAACTGATTCAGTATTGGGATATATTTGTTGTATTACAGACTCGTAATCCCTTGCTGTAACTGCCCTATACTGTGATGAATATAATCTAGGTGCAAAATACTTAATCGAGTCTATAGACTCAATACTACCCCCGTTAGATGCCGATGAGACAGTTGTAATTGTTGGTGTGGATGATGGTAACAATATTTGATTTGCAGATGATGCAACACTACCTCCATATGAAAAGACGGAAGGTCCATTTCCATCTATTCCATCAGTGACAATGTAAGAAACAGTGATAAGAGCATCATTTTCAAGTTTTTTACCAAAAATACCATCACCAAATAGTAATTCGTACCTCTCATCAGCAACTTCTTGAATAAGATAAGTCTCTGATACGTCTGTAATGTTTAATATATTGTCTACTTTACTATATTCCTTCCCTAATCCAGTATCAGCTGCACCTTTAACGTAAACTTTGATAGTTGATGTATCAACAAATGAGTTTTCAATCAAAAATCTCTGATCTAATGACCCATTTACTGTATATGTCTTTGTTAAATATGTTCCTTGGTATAAAACTATGTTATTAAACGATCCTGTACTTGAAATTATGTTACCATTCGCATCAGTTGCTTGTGTTGTAGTGGTTGTAATGCTTTCTGGTATTGAAAATACGTAAGATGTGTCATTATAACTGCCTACACAGACCAATCCTGCCTGTAAAGTATGTGTAGGAGTGTTTCCACTGGTTGTAACATCAAATGAGACTGTTGCTTGAGCAGCAGTTCTTGATTTTGGCACATATCCGATGTTTCTAGCAAGAGAAACAACGTTTTCACGAAGAGTTGCAGAGTCTAAAAAGGACTCATTCACAGTCATGTTGGAGTTAAATGCTGTAATATACGTATTATATGCTAAAGTATCAATTAAAACTGAAAAATTTGATCCATCAAAATCAAAATCCGTAAAATCTGAGTTTGCACGAATATAATCTTTGAGTGATGACTTAATTTGATCGAAATCAAGGTTTGTAAACTTAGTAAAAGGCATTCTATCTCGTTGCTTCTAATATGAACGTAAATTCTTGTGCAGGAACTTGCTGTCCGACAATATTAAAGAACACCGTAACCTCAAATTCGTTCAAATTTGGTCTTGGTAACACTTCAACCGATACATTATCTATTCTAGGCTCAAAATTATTAAGAGTAGTTAGAATTTGCTCCTCTATAACAGACGCAGTACCAAAATCTACAAATTCAAAAAGACTATCTCTTACTTCAGATCCCAAAACTGGGTTAAAAAACCTCTCAGTTGGAATAGTTTGCACCAAATTCCTTACAGACGCCTTAATTGCGTTCTCATTTTTGAGTATTGGAAGGTCTTTTGTAACAGGATGAGGGGTAAAAGACAAACTAATGTCCTTAAATACTCTTGATATCCGTTTTATTGCCATGTAAACAGTTGTTTCCTGTTTTATTTATGACACTTTTTTGTAAATGTTATTATTTATCCTAATTCTGGTTCTATTTCGTCTTTTTTTGCTCTTTCTTTTGCTGTTTTCCAGAAATAATTCTCTTCTGAACCCAATCCATCACGGTCATGACCATTTTCAACCTGATAATAGACAGTTGATACCTTAAAATCAGGTACTTTTGGTGTTTCGGGTGTTAAACTGTTATCATATATACGCATTCTGTTGTTTGGATATAAACAAAACTGACCATTATCCAATTCTAAGAGGTTATGAGACTTATGTTCGGCAGGTTGTTCACTTGTAGAGTAGTCAATTGCGTCTACATCTTGATGATAGTTGTCTAAAGTACAAATATAAGTACCTGTTTGAGTGCCAAAATCCCTAGTCATCACCTCATAGTGCATACTTCCAATAAATTGTTTCTGCACTGCTACCACACCATAGTCCATACAGTTCCAAAACTGTAGGTTATGTAATGTCATATCGGGTGTAGGTATCTCAGGATCTGATGTAAACGCAGAAATCGGCAGTTTATCAAACATTGCAGCATAATCAGGTAGATAAGTCTCAAAATAAAATGCTCTACCAGGTATACTCTTTGCCGATACCCATACTCCTTTTACAAATTCACCATGACCACTCTTATGATCGGTCAAATACTCCTTTCTTACCCATACTTCATAGGAAGGTAGATTCGCAATCAAACAAGCCACTTATTTTCCTTGACCTTTGTATCTTTTAC